TCAGAGGTTGTCCCAATCTGGAGCATATCCAGCGGATTTCTTCGCATAGTACGTCAAAATCAAAACCGCATCTTGCACGGAAATCACGCCATCCTCATCAATATCGCCCCTTTGAATATACTGAAACTGGGCATCCGTTTCCGGCTTTAATCCCACCGATTTCTTTGCATAATAAGTCAGCACCATCACAGCATCCTGCACGGAAACTGTACCATCTCCGTCCGGATCGCCCCGTTCCGACTGCACAACGGGAGCATCTGCTTCCGTTGTGATTTGCTGCACAGTAATAGCAATTCCGGTATCAGCTGCAACCATAGTATCGGTATAAGCAGCAAGTGGAATGTTTGTTTCCAGCATCAAACAGAAAACCTCAGCAACTGCGTGCGGAAGCAGGGTTTTCACCTGATATGTTCCGTCCCGTGTAATATGCACCTCGCCGGGGGTTGCTGTATCTTCCTCTGTTCCAAAAAATGTAAGATCTTCCGCAGCACCCAACAGGGAAACCACATAGGGTTCTGAAAGTTTGCCCAATCCGGAAATCGTAAATGTCACGCTCAAATAATCAGAAGCCGAACTCGGCTGCAAGTCGGTACAGTTGGAATTGCCCCATTCATTCCGCAAATTCAGCCGCAAATAAAGCCCATTTGTGGTAAGGCTGTCTGATGACTGTGTATAGGGCAGTGCGGTTGCGGTTGCAGATACGGGCAGGGACAAGCTGCAAATGATCAGGCAAATGGTAAGCAGAACTGCAAAAATCCGAGCAGGATACATGGAACACAAATCCTTTCTATCATAAAGTACAATCTTCTGCTATTATACAAATTCTGTGGATTTTTGTCAATGTGTGGGGGAATGTTTCGAATGGATTTTTTTGTTCTGGGGAAAATAATTGCGTACGGTTCGGCAAAATCGCTTCGCTCTTTGCCTTTGTGCTGTTCGCCGGTGGTTGCGTTGTCCGAATTACCTATGAATCTTTCTTAGATTTCGGTTTTTCTGAATTTTTTATGCTTTATAGAACGGCGAACAGCAGTTCACTTTATTTCTCTTAGATTTCTATTCCTGCTAATTGTCCACTCTTTGCAGGTGGCAGCTTGCCCCCTGCACCCCTCCGCCGAGCTGAGCCAGCTCGACCGCAGTTCGCCTGCGGCGAAAGATTTTTACAACGTCCTGCTTCAAAATAAAAACTCCCCTGCCTGTTTCTTTTAACAAGCAGAGGAGTTTTAAAAATTCCAATGAATCGCTTATGCTTCCATCAATTCACAAATCAAATTTGAGAATGCAACTGGGTCTGCAATCGGCATGCCCTCAATCAACAATGCCTGATTATACAGCAGCTGGCTATACTTGCCCAGCGTTTCATCATCCAATGTTTTCAGCTTCTGATAAATCGGATGTTCCGGATTCAGTTCCAGAACCGTTTGCGCCTGTACCGGCTGGTCAACGCCCGGCATTGCATTCAAAGTCTTTGCCATTTCCATGGACAAATCTCCTTCGTTGCTCAGGCAAACCGGATGCGATTTCAGTCTACCGGACAGCTTTACCTTTGCAACCTTGCCATCCAATGCCTTCTGCATGGTTTCCAGCATATCCTTGCTTTCGGTTTCTTTCTGTTCGAGTTCCTTCTTTTCTTCTTCACTCTCCAGATTCAAATCATTTGCAGAAACGGACTTGAATTCCTTGTCCTTATACTTCATCAGCATTCTGATTGCAAATTCATCTACACTGTCGGTAAAGTACAGGATTTCATAGCCCTTATCTTTCACCAGTTCGGTCTGCGGCAGAGCCTCAATTCTGGCAATGCTTTCGCCGCATGCATAATAAATGCAAGTCTGGTCTTCCGGCATCCGGTCAACATATTCTGCCAGACTGGTCAGCTTCTGATCCTTAGAGGAGGTAAACAGCAGCAAGTCTTGCAGCATATCCTTATGCATACCATAGTCCGAATAAACACCATATTTCAGCTGCAAGCCAAATGCCTGATAGAACTTTTCATACTGTTCCCGTTCGTTCTTCATCATCCGGCTGAGTTCGTTCTTAATTGTCCGTTCTACACTCTTTGCAATCAACCGCATCTGGGCGTCATGCTGGAGCATTTCACGAGAAATGTTCAGGGAAACATCTTCGGAGTCTACCAGACCCTTTACAAAGCTGAAGTAATCCGGCAGCAAGTCTTCGCAGCGTTCCATAATCAAAACGCCGTTTGCATACAGCTGCAAGCCCTTTTCATACTCCTTAGAATAGTAGTTGAACGGTGCTCGTTCCGGAATATACAACAATGCATCATAAGTAACCGTTCCTTCGTTGTGTACCAGAGCGTGATGCAGTGGGTTGCTGTAATCGTTGAACTTGTCCTTATAGAAGTTGTTGTAATCGTCATCCGTCAGTTCGTTCTTGTTCTTCTTCCAGAGCGGTGTCATGCTGTTCAGTGTCACCAGTTCTGTATATTCTTCGTACTCGTCCGAATCTTCCTTCTTCCGGGACTTGGTCATTTCCATGCGAATTGGGAAACGAATGTAATCGCTATACCGCTTTACCAAAGACTGAATCCGGTACTGGTCGAGGTAATCGCTGTACTTTTCTGCTCCCTCTTCCTTGTCTTCTTCATCCGGCAGGAGTTCCAGTGTGATTTCTGTACCAACAGTGTCCTTGTCACATTCATCAATGGTATAGCCGTCTGTTCCCTCAGACTGCCATACATATGCTTTCTCTGCACCAAATGCCTTGGATTTTACAGTCACCCGACTAGCAACCATAAATGCAGAATAGAAACCAACACCGAATTGACCGATAATCTGGTGGTCATCTTCCATCTGGTTTTCGCTCTTGAACTGCAAAGAACCACTGTTTGCAATTGTTCCGAGGTGTTCTTCCAGTTCTTCCTTGGTCATACCGATCCCATTATCTTTAATGGTCAGGGTACGGTTTTCTTTATCTGGAATAATTTCAATGGCAAAATCCGATTTCGTCATATTGACGCTGTCATCCGTCAATGAACGGAAATACAACTTGTCAATTGCATCGCTTGCATTAGAAATCAATTCCCGCAGGAAAATTTCCTTGTGGGTATAAATCGAATGAATCATCAAATCTAAGAGCCGCTTGGACTCTGCTTTAAACTGTTTCTGTTCCATATCCAATCCCGACTGCGTTACCGCAGCCGCTCCCTTCTGAAATTAGCACTCTTTCCATTTGAGTGCTAACACTATTATAGCACTTGTGCTAAATTCGTCAAGGTGTTGATTCGATTATTTACAGTTTGTTTACATTTAGAATGATTTTTGTTGGTGTTTCTTTTGGCTCTTTGCAAATACTATGGATATATCCGAAATCAAAACCAATCTGAAACTTTCACCCAGACAGAAAAAACCGCTGCCCGAATCCATCTCCGAACAGCGGTCATTCATCTATTTCTATTTTTTATTTCAGCAAAAAAACTTTCATTGCCCGTTTTCCAATGGCTTTTGTTTCAACGAGATTCAAACCACCATTGACAACGCCTCCGGCAACGGGTACAACCTTTACCAGATTGATAACACCCTTTTGCCCGAACTTTGTCAGAAACCGAAAGCCCAGCTTCTGATTGATTTTCGTCAGAACCGTTCCCGGCAGTTTCTTTAACAACTGCAAAGAAGCTCGGTTTGCCGTCTTTACCCCAACCTGTTTCAACAGATTTCCGACTTCGACTTTCAACAAAGTTGCAAACACCATGGATTTCACAACATCATCTTGCAACGAATAACCGCCCATGACTGCAATGGCTGCAATCATGCGAATCTGCACGTACATGGAAGAGCCAATATCGGCGGTAATGGTTGCCGGCAGCGTAATCAATCCGCCCAATCCGGTCAAAAATCCAGTTGTTGTGCACTTGGTAACCTGCATCCGAATTAACTGCTCAGCTGCCTGTTCTTTCTTTCCGCCACAGTTCGATAAGTATTCCTGTGCTAGTGCTTCCACAGACTTCGCCCCAGGAATGCCCTTTAATGCACCATCGTATAACTTCCCCAGCAAGTTCCAGCCCTTTTCACCCTCTTGAACCTCTTTGCCTTTCTCAGCGTTTAAATCTATGATTTGTGTTGTTTCTGTTCCCATACATACCGCCCCTTTTTCCATTCTTCGGCAAGTTTTTCTCTTTTGATTATAATCAAAATTATTTTTCTTGTCAAGATTTTTCGAATTTCCGCCCCTGCAAAAATTCTATATGAAAATCAGATTTCAACTTTCATGCTGTTTACATTTGAAAAATTGTCCGATACGCTATTTCATGATTGCGAGGTGATGAAATGAATCTGGATTACAAGCAAATCGGAAAAAATCTTGCAAGGCGGAGAAAGGAACTGCGACTGAAACAATATGAAGTCTGTGAGCGTGCCGGTATCAACGATAAGTATCTCTCCTGTATCGAAACCGCCCGTTCGATTCCCAGTCTGGAAGTGTTCCTGCGGCTCTGCGAAGCCCTCGAAACCACTCCTGACCATATTCTGTTGGGTTCTGTCTGCGAAACAGATCCCACACAATCGGAAGCAGTTCTATTGGAAAAGTTTCGTTCGCTTTCTCCAAAAGGTCAGCACCTTTCCCTTGCATTCATGAATTGGATTGCCGATGAACTCGACTGTTTCTAATTCACTCTTCCATTATACCCATGCTTGCAGACAGGCGGTTGTCCGTTTAAAAACATTTTACAAATTTCATGCAAGTTCCCCGTTTCTGTTGTTCGATAGAAACGGGGAACTTGTTTTTTTCGAGCGGCACGAAATGCATTTCATCCGGAAAATTCCTGTTCAATTTCGACAAAATTTTGATTTTATTTTCAATGTTTCGTTTATAATCCAATCATCTTATTTCTAATGTTATAAACTTTCTTGAAAAATCATTGAATTTACAGCCAAATCCCTTGCCATCTGCGAAATTCTGTGCTACAATGTTTTCATACCATTCCGGTTTTCATGGTCACTGAAATCGTTTCCGTACGACTTCACAAATCCCCAGTGCCGGAATGCAGACCAAAAACCAAAGGACAGAAAACGGCAGACAAATCTGCCCATATACATTCCATGGCATTTCTCGATAACTCCAGACATGCCACTGCAAGACTAGATTATCCAACACACCAACCACCATTTCGAGTGCGGTAATGATAAACGCCCCCGACAACGCCTGCAACAACAGCGTATGCCGTGGAGCTGTGCCATGCAGCCGATACAGCAGCATGCCCACGATTCCGCCCAGCAGCGTCATCGTCCAGTGGGTATATCCTCTTGCAGCAATCTCCAACAAACTATAGATAAAACAACCCAGCAAAAACATGATTCCATATTCATAGGCATGGATTTTCTGCGGTGCAGTCATCGCTGTTCCAGCCTCCTTTCCATGATTTTTCTGGATTTTCACCACATCCTGTCCTTTAGTATTTACCATCCAACCTTGTGGTATACGATATAGAAAGAAAGGAATTTTATCCATGAGAAGAAGTGGCATTTTAATGCACATCTCCAGCCTGCCCTCTCGCTATGGCATCGGCAAACTGGGTGCATCCGCTTATCAATTTGCGGACTTTCTGAAAAAAAGCGGTGTTTCTGTTTGGCAGATTCTTCCGCTCTCTCCGACTAGCTACGGCGATTCTCCGTACCAGTCTTTTTCCGCTTATGCCGGAAATCCATATTTCATCGACTTTGAACAGCTGGAAGAACAAGGTCTGCTCGAACATACCGATTATGCAGATGCCAACTGGGGCAGCCCAAACAAAGTTGACTACGAACGCCTCTATCAGATGTGCTTTCCGATTCTGAAAAAGGCATTTCAGGCATTTGACCGCACAAATCCGGATTATGTTGCATTCTGTGAAAAGCATCGGGCTTGGCTGCCGGATTATGCCCTGTTTATGGCTCTGAAATTTGCCCATAATGGAAAGGCATGGACAGAATGGGAACCGGAACTGGCAATGCGGAATGCAGAATCCCTGCAAAAGGCTCGCTCGAAATACATCGAAGACGTGCAGTTCTTCCAGGTTATTCAGTACTGGTTCTATTCGCAGTGGGATAAGCTGAAAACGTACTGCAACGAAAATGGCATCTCCCTCATCGGTGATATGCCGATCTATGTTTCCTATGACAGCGTAGAAGTCTGGTCACAGCCGGAACTGTTTGAACTCGACCGACAGCACCGCCCGATTGCCGTTGCAGGTTGTCCGCCGGATGTCTTTTCTCCAACGGGGCAGCTCTGGGGCAATCCGCTCTATGATTGGGATTACCACAAGAAAACCGGATATGCATGGTGGATTCAGCGGCTGGCGTTTGCTACCTCCATCTATGACACCGTTCGGATTGACCACTTCCGTGGATTTGAAAGCTATTACAGCATTCCTTACGGCAACCCAACTGCCGAAATCGGCGAATGGAGAAAAGGCCCAAATACTGCCCTGTTTAAAGCTGCACAAGCTGCACTGGGCGACCTCTCTATCATTGCAGAAGACCTCGGCTTTATCACGCCGGAAGTGCAAAAAATGCTGGATGCCTGTGGCTATCCGGGGATGAAAGTTACCCAGTTCGCATTCAGCGATGGGGCAAAGAACACCTACCTGCCACAGAACTACAAGACAACAAACTGCGTTGCCTATACGGGAACGCACGATAATATGACACTGAATGGTTGGGTTTACGGGGCAAGCGACAAGGAAATCAGCTTCGCAAAACGCTATTTACGGGTCAGAGATCGCAAGGATTTACCAGAATCCTTGCTTCGCATCACCTGGGGCAGCATCGCAGACCTTGCCATTGGTCAGGTGCAGGATTTCTTGCAAGAACCGGCAAACGCTCGGATGAATACGCCGTCAACTGCGTTTGGCAACTGGCAGTATCGCACCACCGCCAAGCAGTTCAACCACAAGCTTTCCAAGAAAATTTATCAGTTAAACGCATTGTATAACCGTCTGCCGGAAGAAGAAGATTCCGCAGCCGAAACCGATATCAAAGAAATCGAACAGGAGGACTGAACCCCATGCAGAAAGATCAACTGAAAGAACAATTGACACAGGCTCTCGCTGGCATTGCTCCGAAGGATGCCACCCCGCAGCAGCTGCATCAGGCAATCGGGGACGTTGTCATGCATAACATCGCTGAAAACTGGAACAAGAGCACACAGGCTCATGAAACCAATCGCCATGCTTGCTATTTTTCCATGGAATTTCTGGTTGGACGGGCAGTCTTTAACAACCTGCTCTGTCTGGGCTGCTACAAAGAAGTGGAAACCGCTTTGCAGGAAATGGGGGCTTCACTCGCTTCTCTCGAAGAAATCGAAGACGCTGCTCTCGGAAACGGCGGTCTGGGACGGCTGGCTGCCTGCTTCCTCGACAGTGCTGCAACCCTGAATCTGCCGCTGGACGGCTATGGTATTCGCTACAAGTACGGTCTGTTCAAGCAGTCGATTGTGGACGGCTTCCAGAAGGAAGAACCGGACAACTGGATGCAGTACGGCGATGCATGGTCTGTTCGCTGCGAAAAGGATGCTGTTCTGGTACACTTCAACGGTCAGACGGTCAAGGCTGTTCCGTATGATATGCCAGTAATCGGCTGCAAGACCAAGCACATCGGCACACTACGGCTCTGGCAGGCTGAACCAGTCCATACATTTGACTTTGACCTGTTCAACCAGCAGAAATATCTCGAAGCTGCTGCGGAAACGGTCTATGCAGAAGATATTTCTCGGGTTCTCTATCCGAACGATGATACTTGGGACGGCAAGAAACTGCGGTTAAAGCAGCAGTATTTCTTCTGTGCCGCTTCCCTGTCTGATATTCTGAAAAAGCACAAGGCAACCTATGGCACACTGGACAATCTGGCTGATAAACTGGCTGTTCAGCTGAACGACACCCATCCGGTCATCTCCATTCCGGAACTGATTCGCCTGCTGATGCTGGATGACAGCAAGCGGACATTTGCCGATGCATTCGCCATTGCACAGAAGGTTTTCCGCTACACCAACCACACGGTTATGCCGGAAGCCCTCGAAAAGTGGGATTGCCATCTGGTGGAAGAACTGCTGCCGGAACTCTATCCGATTATTGTACAAATCAACGAAGCCATGCTGACCGAACTTTACCAGAAGAACATTCCGCTGGAACAGATTGCAAAGATGAAGATTATTCAGAATGGCATGGTGCACATGGCACATCTGGCAGTTTATGCATCCTCTTACACCAACGGTGTTGCTGCCATCCACACCCAGATTCTGAAAGATACGGTTCTGGCAGACTGGTACAAGGTATGGCCGGAACGCTTCCTGAACGAAACCAACGGCATTACCCAGCGGCGTTGGCTGGCACTCTGCAATCAGGAACTGTCTGGACTGCTCACCAAACTGGCTGGCTCTGATGCTTGGATGACCGACCTCAAGCAGCTGAAGGCTCTGGAAACAAAGGGCTCACCGGATGTTCTGGAACAGTTCTGCTCCATCAAGCAGACCAAAAAGCAGCAGCTGGCGGATTTCATCGCTGCAAAGGAAGGCGTTACCATCGACCCGAACAGCATCTTTGATATTCAAATCAAGCGGTTACACGAATACAAGCGGCAGCTGCTGAATGCATTCTCTATCCTGTATCTCTATGAGGGCATCAAGGACGGCAGCATTCAGAACTTTACCCCGACCACATTCCTGTTCGGTGCAAAGTCTGCTCCAGGCTATCGCCGTGCAAAGGCAATCATCAAGTTCATCAATGAAGTTGGCAAGCTGATTGCCAATGACCCAGACGTGAACCAGCTGATTAAAGTGGTATTCGTTTCCAACTACAATGTATCCTATGCAGAAAAGCTGGTAGCTGCAGCTGATGTTTCTGAACAGATTTCTACTGCAGGTACAGAAGCCTCCGGTACTGGTAACATGAAGCTGATGCTGAATGGTGCAGTAACGCTGGGCACTTATGACGGTGCAAATGTCGAAATCGTAGAAGAAGCTGGCGAGGATTGCAACTATATCTTCGGTGCAAAGGTTGAAGAACTGGAAACCATTCTCCCGCAGTACGACAGCCGCAAGATTTTCTCTGAAAATCCGAAAATTCGCCGTGTTGTAGAACGTCTGATTGACGGCACACTCTCTGACGGCGGCAGCGGTGACTTCCGGGAACTGTATTATGCCCTGCTGGATGGTGCAAGCTGGCACGCTCCAGACCATTATTACTTGCTGGGCGATTTGGAAAGCTATGTGGCTGCAAAGCTGCGTTGCAATCAGGATTACCAGAACCGCATGGATTTCGCTGCAAAACAGTGGAAGAATATCTGCAATGCAGGCAAGTTCAGCTCTGACAGAACGATTGCTGGCTATGCAAAGGATATCTGGCAGATTGACCCAGTTACTCTCTAAGCTACGAATTATTTTGAAACGATACAAACGGGAATGCTTCTTACAGCGTTCCCGTTTTTCTTTTTGAGATATGTTAAAATTACACAAAATTATCCGTTAAATTTTCAAAAATATTGATATTATTACAAAGATTCCAGTGGAAATTTCTGCTATAATGAATACAGAACAACAACCAAAACGGTTTCAACCGATTATAAATTACAGGAGGATGATTCATGATGAAATTGACAACCACTCGTTCCATTGCTGCATTTGTTGCAGCTCTGTTGCTGTCTATTACTTGCCTGACCATTAGCAGTCTGGCTCTGACCGCAACGCAGACAGACACACCAATGATTACAGCAAGCATCCAAGAAGAAGAAACACCCCTGTAACCCAAGGAGGTTGATGGTTATGAAAAAGCAAGTTCTTGCAGCGAGTGCTGCATTATTCTTATCCGTTATTTGTCTGGGGGCAATGCGTGCCGTTCCAGCAAAGGCAGCTGTACAGGAAACCGCAGCAGTTGCAATTTGCGGTACTGTAATTGTCCAACAAAATCAAGTTCCAGAACTGCCGTCTTACACAGACCCTGTGATGGAAACAACCATTGACGAAGAAGAAACTCCGCTGTAAAGATTTCATTTCTGTTCATAAAAAAAAAGAGCACCTTTCTGAAAATGAAATGCTCCCCTTTTGTTAGACAATGTGGTATAATAGAAATATACCAATAAAAAGTCTAACGAAAGGGGGCATTTTTATGCCAAAAGGAAAGCCGAACAAAAGATACACACCGGAATTCAAAATCAAAGTAGTGGAAACAATGCATAGAGAAAAGTTAAGCTATCGTGAAACTGCACGTCAATTTGACATATGCGATCATGATAGAGTAGCAGCATGGGAACGAATCTATCTTGAGGAAGGAGCAGAGGGACTTTACATAGAACGCAGAGGAAGGAAATCCACAGGGCGACCTCCGAAAATTAAGGAAGAAGAAGATCTGATTGCAGAAGTACAGCGTCTTCGTGCGGAGAATGCATACTTAAAAAAATTGAATGCCTTGGTTGCCGAGCGGGTACGGCAAGAGAAAAAGCACAAGTGATATGGGAACTGAGGCATGAATTCAAGATAGGTCTGCTCATTGATGTAGCCGATATCCCTCGCAGCACCTATTACTATTACAGCAAGCAATTTGATCATCCAAAGCCGGATCGATATGCTGAAATCAAAACTGAAATACGTCACATTTACGATAAAAGCAAAGGTCGTTACGGCTATCGGAGAATTACCAAAGAGTTGAAGAAGAAGTTTGTGATCAATCACAAGACCGTACAGAAACTGATGCGTAAAATGGGCATATTTTGCCGTGTCCGTATGCATAAGTACCACTCATACAAGGGTAATGTCGGCAGAATCGCACCGAATCTTCTGGAACGGGATTTCAAAGCAGATCAGCCAAATCAAAAGTGGGTAACTGACATTACTGAATTTGCATTGTTTGGAATTAAGCTGTATCTGTCACCAATCATTGATTTATATAATGGCGAAGTGATTTCATACAATCTAAGTCGCCATCCGAATTTGAATCAGGTAACGGATATGCTTGAGAAAGCATTTACAAAAATACCGGACAACACAAATCTGATTCTTCATTCAGACCAAGGCTGGCAGTATCAACACAAGCACTATCAGAAAATGCTGAAAGAGAAAGGCATCCGGCAGAGTATGTCCCGAAAGGGGAATTGTCTTGACAATGCCTGTGCTGAAAACTTTTTCAGCTTGCTAAAGACAGAATTACTATATTTACAAGAGTTTACCTCAGTTGAACATTTCATATCAGAACTTCATGAATACATAGAATGGTACAACAACAAACGCATCAAACTTAAGCTGAATGGCCTATCTCCTGTAGAATTCAGACATAAAGCTGCATAACAAAAGCGACCAAGATTCCTCTTAGTCGCTTTGCATAAATTTTCTTTTGAATCTTTGTCTAACTTTTTGGGGTCAGTTCAGGCTTGGTCGGCGGCTTTTTTACTGCCATTTTTGGCGGCTGGGACTCCGCTCTGGTGACACTGGTCGTCTTTATGGCAACCGACTTCTTCACCGGCATCATCACCGCCATGATGAAAAAATCCAAACACACGGAAAGCGGCGGACTTTCTTCCAAAGCCGGCTGGTTCGGTCTGGCGAAAAAAGTCTGCACCTTGATGCTGATCGTTGTTGCAGTTCGGATGGATATTCTGCTGAATACCAACTACATCCGAGATGCAGTCTGCATCAGCTTTTGCCTGAACGAACTGCTTTCCATCGTGGAAAATACAAGTTTAATGGGGATCCCGTATCCGCCCGCAATCAAAAAAGCAATTGATGTTCTGCAAACGAAAATCGGCAGAACAGAAGAAACGACCGACAAGGAGGACAAGTAATATGACTATTTTAAGACCAGATGCTACAACGACTCTGAACGGAGTGAGAATCAACGAGTATTTACTCACCAAACATAATCCCAACCGCATTGATATGCCCTCTGTTTCCATGGCAGGGAAAATCATTGGTGTGACTGTTCACAACACAGACTGGATCACAGTAGCAAGCGGCACGACCCCTGCGGAACAGTACACGAGAGCAACGGTCAATAACAACATGAAGGATGTGCGAGTTCATTACTATGTGGATAACGTGTGTGCATGGCAGAATCTGCCCCACAGCCTGAGCGGCTGGCACGCTGCTGATGGCTCTGGAAACGGCAACAGAAGAACCATTGCCATTGAGTGCATTATGTCCTCTGCGTATAATTCTACGGATAAGAAGTCGGAAGACAACTGTGCGAAACTTGCCGCAGCGTTATTAAAACAGTATGGATTGGACATCAACCATCTCTACACGCATACCCACTGGCTCAATGTTCGTGACGGACGAAACGGAACGATTGACCAGTTGAACACCATGTACAATCGGTACAAGATGTGTCCGGCGTACATCTTGCCCCATTGGGCGGAGTTCAAGAAAAATGTACAGTCTTATTTGAATGCAGGTTCTGCATCCACAACACCTATTCCTGCAACAAAGCAGCTTTACCGAGTGAGAAAGTCTTTGGCAGATGCGAAGTCGCAGTTGGGGGCGTATTCCTCTTTGGAGAATGCGAAGAAAGCCTGCAAGGTCGGATATTCTGTATTTGATGCCAACGGAAATGTGGTCTACACCAATGGCAGCAAGTTCACCAAAAGACAGAAGGTTGCCATTCGTGCCAACACGCCTCTGTTCGCCAGTGCAGAAACTACATCTGTAACCAGAAGAATCAGCGGCACTTACTATCTGTATGACGGCATTGCCTGCAAGAACGGTCGTTATCGGATCACCACAAAGCCGGAGTTCTGCGGAAAGACACCGGTGGGACAGTATGTGACCGGTTATGTTTCTTGGGATAATTTCGGGGTGATTGGATGAATGCAGAACAAAAAGACCAGATCCGACAACTGCACAGCAGCGGTCTGGGCTACAAGAAAATCGCAGTCCAATTAGGGCTGTCTGTCAACACTGTGGCTTCTTTCTGCAAACGGCAGAGAGGAAGCGAATCCTGCCCACACTGTCCGCAGTGTGGGCGTTCTGTTGTGCAGACACCACACCGAAAACCGAAACGATTCTGTTCCACACAATGCCACAACACTTGGTGGAATCACCATGCTGTATCGAAGAACGGCAAATTACAGCAGCTCTGCCCTATCTGCAAAGAGCCGTTTTTTGCCTATTCCAGTTCGCACCGAAAATATTGTTCCCGTCTTTGCTATGGGAAGTACAGAAAGGAAATGGCTCATGGAAAAAGAACATTACCATAAGATCATTACGTATCAAACCACAGTTTCGATTTTGAAAAGCTGGATGCGTGCTGGATTGGTCACGCCGGAGCAATTCCAAAAAATCAACACCATAATTGCCGAACGTTCCGGCATATCTTTGTGCAGTATATTCCTTGACTCCTGCCCGATCGTACGGTAATATGTCATCGGAAAGGGGGAGATTATCACGGCACGAGTGATACAAAAAGTTGCATTTCCACAGAAAAAGCCGTTCCTGTTGAAACGGACGGCAGCCTATGCCAGAGTGTCCAGCGGAAAGGATGCCATGCTCCATTCTCTGTCGGCACAGGTCAGCTATTACAATCAGCTGATCCAGAGCAATCCGGAGTGGCTGTTCTGCGGTGTTTATGCAGATGAGGCATTGACGGGAACAAAGGAAAATCGTGCAGAATTTCAAAAGCTGCTGAACCGATGCCGGCGGGGAGAAATCGACTTGATTCTGACAAAGTCCATTTCCCGTTTTGCACGAAACACGGTCACCCTGCTGGAAACGGTACGGGAACTGAAAACACTGGGCGTTGATGTCTATTTCGAGGAACAGCGGATTCATTCCATGAGTTCAGACGGCGAGCTGATGCTTTCCATTCTGGCATCTTACGCACAGGAGGAAAGCTATTCTGCCAGCGAGAACAAAAAGTGGCAGATGCGAAAGGACTTTGAACAGGGAAAAGTCGGGAGTATGCGAATGCTGGGCTACCGGCGAACCAAGTCCGGAAAACTGGAAATTGTACCGGAGGAGGCGGAAATCGTCAAAATGATTTTTCTATATTACCTGTCTGGTATGGGTAAGCTGGCAATTGCCAAGAAACTGAATGAACAGCAGATATGCACGGTGCGTGGCTGTGCATGGACGACGGAGGACGTAAGGCGAACACTCCGCAATGAAAAGTACACCGGAAATTTGCTGCTGCAAAAAAGTTTTCGGGAAAATCACATTACCAAGAAAAAGGTGGCTAACATCGGACAGCTTCCGCAGTATTTTGTTGCCGGTTCACATGAAGCCATCATTTCGCAGGAACAGTTTGATGCAGTGCAGAAACAAATGGCGGAACGGCAGAAAAAATATGCCGGTTCCTGTACCACAAACCGATATCCATTTACGCAGAAAATACGGTGTGCCTGCTGCGGCAAATATTACCGCAGAAAAACGACAGTGACCGGTGTGGTCTGGATTTGTTCCACTTACAACACCAAAGGAAAAAAATACTGTCCAACGGCAAAACAGATTCCGGAAAATACGCTGATTTCTGCCTGCTGTGATGTTTTGGAAATGTCGGAATTTGATGCGGAGCGATTTGCGGAACAAATCGAACAGATTCAGATTCCTGCACCCAATGAACTGCAATTCTGCTTTTCGGACGGAACGGAACAAACCGTATCTTGGAAAGACCGTTCCCGTTCGGAAAGCTGGACGGCGGAAATGCGAGAGAAAGCGAGGCAGAAAAAATGGCGACAGTCCTAAAAATACCGGCAAAGTTTCACCCCATAACGCATTTGCCGGAAACCAAAGTTCAGAAACGCAGAGTGGCAGCCTATGCCAGAGTTTCCACGGATTCTGAGGAGCAGCAGACCTCTTATGCTGCACAGGTAGATCGTTACACCAAGTACATTCAGGAACGGGCAGACTGGGAGTTTGTTGCAGTCTATACCGATGAGGGCATTTCTGCCCTGAATACCAAACATCGGGACGGCTTTAATCGCATGGTGGCAGATGCTCTGGACGGCAAGATCGATTTGATTGTCACCAAGTCAGTCAGCCGGTTTGCACGAAACACTGTAGATTCTTTGACGACTGTACGAAAGCTGAAAGAAAAAGGTGTGGAGGTGTTTTTTGAGAAAGAAAACATCTACACGCTGGATTCCAAGGGCGAGCTGCTGATTACCATCATGTCCAGTCTGGCACAGGAGGAGAGCCGTTCTATTTCGGAGAATGTAACTTGGGGACAGCGAAAGCGAATGGCGGACGGCAAGGTCAGCCTGCCGTACAAGCATTTTCTGGGCTATCGAAAAGGAGCAGATGGCTTGCCGGAAATTGTGCCGGAAGAGGCAGAGATTGTTCGGAACATCTATCGTTGGTTTATGGAGGGGAAAACGCCGACTGGCATTGCGAGAACATTGACAGAACAGGGCGTTCCGACACCTGCCGGAAAGGAGCAATGGTGTTCCAGCACAGTGAAAAGCATTCTGACCAATGAAAAATACAATGGCTCTGCTCTATTGCAAAAGAGATTTACGGTGGATTTCCTCACGAAAAAATCTAAGGTGAATGAGGGCGAAGTGCCGCAATACTACATTGAGGAAAGTCACCCTGCCATCATAGAGCCGGAGGAATTTGAACTGGTACAGGCAGAATTGCTGCGGAGGCAAAACCTACGGCGGCAGTACAATGAAAAGAGCGTATTTGCTGCCCGGCTTGTCTGCGGTGACTGTGGAAATTTCTTCGGGGCAAAGGTCTGGCATTCCAACAGCAAGTATCGGCAGGTGATCTGGCAGTGCAATCACAAATTCCAAGGGGTGTGCAAATGCCAGACACCCCATTTGCAGGAGAGCGTTATACAGCAGCGGTTTCAGGCAGCCGTTCAGGAATTGCTGCAAAAGCGGAAAGCAGTTCTGGAAAACTGTCAGGTGATGCTGGAACTGCTCACAGACTGTACGGATTTGGAGTATCAATTGCAGGAACTGGAAACGCAGAAAATGCGGATTTCGGAACAGGTGCAGGGATATGTTCGGGAGAACAGTGAAATCGTGCAGGATCAGGAAAAGTATGAGGAACGGTATCAGGCACTAGTGGGACAATATGAACCGCTGCAGAAACAAGAAACCGCCCTGCAGGAACAGCGAGCAGAGCGGTTGGCAAGACGGGAACAGATTCAGGGCTTTCAAAGAGCATTGAACGGACAAAATGGGATGCTGCCGGAATTTGATACACAATTGTGGCTGGCTGCTGTAGAAAAAGCAGTGGTGTATCGAGATGGAAAAATCGTGTTTGTTTTGAAAGATGGGACGGAGTTGGTGCAGAAAATTTGAGGGGAGTGGGGTGCAGAATGCACTCCCTTTGCTTTTCGGGTGTGCATTGTATCATTTGTGACGTGCGTTTCCAGGAACAGTTATCTGAAAGATAACTGAGAGCAGGAAAAGCACGTAGTTTCGGCACTTTATCGAGGCTGCGTGCTTTTTTATTGTCTCTTTTATGAAACGCATCGTATGACTGAAATATGCCTCGTACCCTTACCATACCCTTACCGATTTTCGGTGAGGGTATTTTTTGAGTTATTGAGGAAGAGAAAATGTCTAAAAAACACTCTTTTGAGTGCTGTTTTCAAAAAATTTACAAACAAAAAGGATATATGAACATCTGCCCTGTATATCCCCTTTTCTATCTCATTCTTGATAAATCGTCTTTCTGCATTCCTTTATCGTGAAAAATAATATAATAGATGGCTGTAAATCTGTAGATTGATTCACAGATGTGAAAATAACGTGTTACAGTGAAAATTATAATGGAAAAAATGGAAGTGGCAGAGTATGCACCTTTAAAAAGACATTTTTCAGTATTCGACCATTCAGGTTAAGTATGCAGAATAAAATTATATACTGATATTACATAATATTTTCAAATTTAGAGATGAAGTCAGAGTTCATAAGAAATTGCTTTGCAATGTAATCAATCTTCTCTCATTTATGTTAAGAATCTGCTTGAGCATAGATAGCTTATCAGACATTCTTGATAAATTGTCAATAGCATACTGTTTCATTTGCAGAATATCATCATTTTGCACAATTAAATGCGGAACATAGCAGCTGCAATATGTGCATATATACAGAAATCAGAAATGAGGTTATAAATTACCTCAGAGCTATTGACAGAAAAATCAAAGTGTGGTATGATGTAGTTGCGTTAAGGTTATCAATTACCTAAACAAGAAAAGGAGAAATTAAATTGAAATCTACACTCGAAAGAATTCATGAAATCTCATACGAACTGAGTGATGCGTATCGCTCGAAAATTTCCTTTTCTGGGTATGCTGTGATTGCAACAGCATATACACTGTCAGTCTTACAGGAAGATCAATCCGCAAGTTCCGCGTCACTGAATGCATTTTTAGAAACAGCAAATTTGTCTGCAAGTGTATCGGTCGTTCTTTCAAGAACACTGAACAGTTTATGGGATACCGTTGTAAGTTTCATTGATAAATTCGAAACAGAAGAACTCAAAGAAGTAGTTTTATATGAAAACGCTTTCTTTAACATGAGTACACCAACTTCGCTCATCACCCTCGCAAGTAAAATCTTAAATATTGACAACAATGATTCCGTATTGGAGATCTGTTCTGGAACAGCAACATTTCCTGTATATGCTCTTTTCAATCAGATGTTTGACACATATACCGGAATTGAGATTAATTATAATGTCAATGACATTGCAATTCTCAAGGCATCTTTGTTAGGTGACAATTATACATTTATATTGAACAATGCACTTACCTACAAGTACACGAAAACCTATGATAAGATTTTTTCCAATTATCCGTTCGCTCTTCGCGGTTCTGAACTGGATGCGTGCCGCCATGAGCTGCAAGAATACTTCCATCTGGATAGCACACAAATATCCAGATGCTCTTCTGACTGGTTATTTAATGCTACCATCGTTCGCTTACTCAAGGAAAATGGAAAAGCTGTTGCAATTATGACAAATGGTGCAGCTTTTAATAAGCCGGATGTTTATATGCGACAATTTTTAGTAGAAAATGGATATATTGAAGCGGTTGTTAATCTTCCTACCAAGCTGTTTATAGAATCCAGTATTTCTACAACAATGATTGTTATTAGTCATAATAACAGCAAAATTAAGTTGATTAATGCACAGGATATGTATTCAAAAAAAGGCAGACGAATTAACGTGCTTTCGGATGATGATATCGAAGCGATTACCAATTGCATTTCTAATGGTGGTGAAAATACAATTGAATTGACTCCTACCGAATTGAGCGAACATGATTACACGCTTGTAGCTGCACATTACCTTGAAAAGCCGATAGTCGAAAACGGCGTTCCCTTTGAAAGTGTAATCAAATCAATCACACGTGGTACTCAAGTGAAAGCAAACCTTTTAGAGTCCTATAAATCAGTGTTGCCTACGAAATTCAGATATATTTCATTGTCCAATATAATAAACGGTTCCATTGATATTGAGGATGGCAAGCAGTATATTTCGGAACTCCCGAAGGCACTTGAAAAATTTGTTGCCCCCAACAATTCGCTTGTTCTTTCTAAAATGGCGTCTCCTACCTTCCGTTCAGCAGTTGTTAATACTGCCAATGATCAGGTAATTGTGGCAACAGAAAATCTTTACATCATCGAGCTTGATGAAAGCAAGGTAAACCCATATTTCGTTCAGGCATTCTTTGACAGTGAACTTGGCGAAGAAACGCTTAATTATGCGTCTGGCGGCTCTGCAGTAAAAACCATCTCAGCCGAAGCCGTAAAAAGTATTTTGATTCCGCTTCCTTCACTTGAGGAACAGAATGCAATCGCAGTAAAATATCAGGCTGCACTCAATGAATACGAAATCTTGCAACGAAAAATGCAGCGACTGCTTGAAAGAAAAAGAACTCTTCTTAATAATGAGGAAGGATCGTTGTGTTGAATCTTAATTGCTTAGAATACGTCATTGATGCAGTAACTGCTAAAATATATCTTGCCAATAGAATGAATGAACTTGAACATCTTCTTGAAAGCTGGGGATTTCAGGAGCTGATAAAGCCCTGCACTTCTTTTTACGAAACCTGTAAAGACGGTAAAATTGTTGTGATCGGAGACTCTCAGGTTAAAGAGCGTGACTTATTAGGCATTATTAAGAATCTCGGACTTGATAAAGACAGATTTGAATTCTGCCTTGATTATGATGCGATTGAAACCTATAATTTCAAAAAGCTACAATGGAATATTAATTATCGTCTCGTGATAGTTGGTCCGATGCCACATAGTACAACAGGAAAAATAAACAGCCGAAGTACGATTTCTGAAATGGAGAAACCGGATAATGGCTATCCGAAAGTAATCAGGCTTGGCTCGAATGGTTTGAAAATCTCAAAGTCGAATTTCAAAGAACTGCTGGAGAAACAACAGGAAGAAAATTATATTTAAAATCTATATTTATAGGAACTTTAAAGCTTAGAAAAATAATAAATCATAATATATCCATAATTTTCTCCATAATGTGTTTTCCACGCCCTGTGAATCAATCAGTATGTAACTTGGTTTTTCATTCCTTTCTGCATTATACTTTACAGAGACTTTATCCCATATCACTGTAAGAACATTCATCACATATCTTTCGTGCTTTTTCAACGTCTTTTATTTCTTTTAATTCTGGAACAGATTCGACTTTTACAGAACGAGAAAGTGCCATAATCGATTCAAAGCAAAGGTCACTGCAAATAGTCTTTTGAAATGCAGGACAGTAATGATCCATTTCATAATCTAATTCAGACATATTTACCAATTATCTCCTTTTTAATATTTCTTTTTCTATATTATATCATGCTCTTTATGAAAAAACGAGCTAAAAAACTTTTAACTCTACAAAAAAAGCAACAGGAGAGCCTCTCAAGCCCTCCTGTTGCCTTTCTTATTCATCAAAACAAATCTGCCATACTGTTCATCACATCCCGCATATGGTCAAGGGAAGTATGACAATACAAGTCCATGGTAATCTGCACTTGACTATGTCCCAGAATATCACTGAGCGTTTTTACATTTACGCCACGTTCAATGGCTCGAGTGGCAAACGTATGCCGCAAAGCATGGAAATTCACATGATCGATTCCGGCAACTTGCAACAGATCATTCAGCACATCCCGCATATGACTCGGCTCTACACAGCCACCTGTAGGCGATGCAAAGAGGTAGCCGTTATCCGTATAACAACCGCAACACATAGCTTTTTCCTGATCTTGAATTCTCACCTTGTATTCCATAAGCTTTGCAAATACGTTTCTTGGAATGGGGATTTCTCGGAAGCCGCTCTGCGTTTTCACAGATGCTTCCATGATATGTGTGCAGTGCCCATACGAAAGATCGTCGTCCCGTTCCGTCTGACTCTTTTTGATTCGCTGCAAGGTACGGCTAATTTTCACTGTCTGCTTTTTGAAAGTTAATGTCCGACCATTTGAGAGCACAGAGTTCTCCGATGCGAAGCCCAGTGGCAAGGTCAAAGAGAATTGCCATGCCCAAACGATGCATTCCAATAACTGACAGCAACTGGCGTTCTTCTTCCAGCGATAGAACACGCATTTCATTTTGTTCTCTGCGTGGCAATGTCGTGCCATCTGTTGGATTGACTGCAATCATACCATTGATACGAGCTTGCTCCATCGCCTGATGGAACATATTGTGCATATTTCGCAAAGTCTTAGGAGATAAACCGCCGCCTTTCTTGCTACCGGACTGGAATTTCTGATTGTAAAATTCCTGTACCATCGGCGTAGTGATTTGTTGGATGGGATAACCACCAAGGGCAGGATTGATATGGTTGTAAATGTAACCTTCATAACTGATATAGGTGGAAGGCTTAATGGCATTCTTCGCATAGGTTTGCAGCCATTGCGTCATCCAGTCGCTGAGCAGGTGCTGAGAGGGTGCAACGTATGTACCAGATTGCTTCTTCACCAAAATATCTCGTATTTTGTCTGCTACTTCTTTTCGAGTTTTACCGTAGACAGAACGCTGGATTTGCTTTCCAGCATCATTGTAACCGTCCGTGTAACGCCCTTCCCACGTCCCATTGGCACGCTTGCGAATAGAGCCGTCGTTATTTGCATTTTTTCTACTCAT